GCCGCGCACGCGCCCTTCCTCGAGTACGGCACCCAGAAGATGGAGCCGCGGCCCTTCGCGCGCACCACACTGGAGGAGAGCCGGCCGGAGATCGAGGGCCTGATCGAGACGGCGGTGGCCGGGGAGCTGGCGCGGTGAGCGCGGCCGACCTCAACCTCGCCGCCCCGATCCGCTCGGCGCTGATCGGCTTCTCCGCGATCGCCGACAAGCTGGCGCTCTACAAGGGCGAGCCTGGGGTCTTCACTCGGCGCCCGACTCCCGACGGCGCCACCTACCCGCTGATCCTCGTGGGGCCCGACATCGCGCTCACCGACGAAGATTCGCTCAAGACGCGCCGGCCGATCGTCGTCCGCGACGTCACCGTCTTCGGCGAGCAGCCGGATCAATATCGGGAGGTCGAGGCCCTGGGCTATCTCGTCCGCGGCCTCTTCCACCGGCAGCGCTACTCCGTGGCCGTGCCGAACTTCAAGGTGGTCGAGATCGTCGCGATGGGGCCGCGGATCGCGCCGGCCGACGACGACGACCACCTCGCCAGGCTGGTGAGCCTGCGCTTCCGACTAGAAGACTTGGCGACATGAGCCGAGACGTGACATTCTCCGGCCCGAAGACGGTCGGGGTCGCCCTCACCGAGCCTTGGGCAAGCTCGCCGCAGCGTCGGGAGACGCCGCTTCCCTTGATGGAGCCCGCCTAACATGGGTATCAACACCGCCGGGGGTTCCCGGCTCTTCATTGGCTCGAGTGTTTCCACCATCCAGCCGCCCCCGCTGCTCGCCGCCTACGAGACCGACGTCTGGGTCGAGGTCGAAGAAGTCGAAGACCTTGGCCAGTTCGGCGACGAGTCGGCCGCCGTCAACTTCACCGCCCTCAAGGACGGCCGGGTTCAGAAGCTCAAGGGACCGCGCGACGCCGGCACGATCGCCATCGTCTGCGGCCACTTGCCGGGCGATCTGGGGCAGATCGCGATGACCGCCGCCGAAGCGCAGCCGTTCAACTACAACTTCAAGGTCATGTTGTCCGACGAGTTGGAGATCAGCGGCAACCCCGGCATCCGCTACTTCTCCGGCATGGTGATGAGCCAGCGGCTCAACGTCGGCAACGTCTCGAACGTGGTGAAGCAGAACTTCAACGTCGCCATCAATACTCCGGTGCTGGTGGTCGATCCTACGTAAGCGCGCTTTCTTCTTAGCGAGGTCGGAAAATGGACGAGATCAGCGGCGCTCCCGGCGCCGGCAGCGTGGTGCTCCAGCTCGGGGGCAACGAGGTGGTGCTCAAGCCTTGCGCCGACTGCGCGATCAGGCTCTCCCGGCTCCCTGGCGGCCTCTACGGCACGGACTGCGTCTACTCGCGCGTCTCGGCGTGCGACATGGCGACAATGTGCGAGGTGATCCGCGCGGGCGCCGGGGCGAGCGTGACCGCGGACCCGAAGCTTCCGTCAAAGGTCTACGAGGCCGGCCTGTTCGCGATCCGCGATCAGCTCAAGGACTTCCTCTTCAACCTCGGCAACCGAGGGCGGCCGGGCATCGAGGAGAAGACCGAGGGGGCGGACGAGGACGAGGCCCCTTTGGGGAGCAAGTCACCGTCCTCGGCTACTACCTAGACCTCCTGAGGATCGCGATGGGCGCGCTCGGCTGGTCCGAGCGCGCGGCCATGCGGGCGGACCCGCCGACGATCGAGCTGGCTTACGAGGGCTGGGTGGATCAGCGGCTCGCGCTGGAGCGGGTGATCTACCAGTCTCAGGGCATCAAGCTCCCACCCCCGACGCGCCGCGGCCAGCCTGCGGTTCGTCGGGGCGATTGGGGAAAGCGGTTCGACGCCTTCGCTCGCGCGCACAACGCGCGGCTGAGCCGCAAACAGGCCGCTTCCCTGAGAGCACCGCCAGCGGGTAGTCTCCCGCCGCCGAAGCCTTAGCGGAAGGGACGCGCCGTGGCCGAAACAGGCACTCCAGTTGCTGGCGTCACCGTCGAGATCAGGGCGCCGATCGACCGCCTGAACGCCGACTTCGCGGCGGCCGAGGCGCGCACCCGCCAGGCCGACGCGGCGATGGCGCAAGCGATGGGCGGGACGAAGGCCGCTACCACCGACCTCGCTCGCGCTCAACTCGCCCTTATCGAGACGTTCCGCGCGACCGGCCAAGTCTCGCAACAGGCCATGCAGGCGGTTGGCGGGTACGCCGCCTCGCAGGCGCTTCTTACGAACGAGACGAAGTCGGTCGCCGCCGCCCAGGCGGTCCTCGCCGGGGCGGAGAGGGAGGTTGCGGCGACCAGCGGGCAAGCCGCCGCCGGGGCGCTGGCGCTCGGCCTCGCCCAAGGGCGCGTGACTCAGGCTGTCGAGCGAGCCACCGCCGCCGTCGTGACCAATCGGGCCGTGCACCTCGACAGCCGCGCGGCCTACGAAGGCACCGTCCTGATCCACGAAGCAATGATGGGCCGCTTCTCGCGGTTGCCCGGCTCGCTGATGATTATGAGCCAGCGGCTCGCGGGGACGGCCGGGACCGCCGCCGCGCTTGGGGCGGCCTTGGAGGCGCTCCCACTCATCGCGGTGGCGGCCGCGGTGGTCGGAGGCATCGTCGCCTGGGCTCAGTACGAAGACGCGATGGGGAAGGCGGCGCAGGTAGCCGCTGGCCTGGGCGCCACTTCCGAGGCGACGGGGCGCCAACTCGAGCAACTGGCCCAGAGCGCGACCGCCGCTTCGAACATCACGGAAGGCGACGCCCACAAAGCGGCGGAGGCCTTCGCCGCGGCCGGCGACGCGACCAACGCGACGATCGCCGGCATGACCGACAACGTCGCCTTCTACGCCCGGATGACCGGCGAGAAGATGCCGGAGGCGATCAAGACCCTTGCCGAGGCGCTCAAGGACCCAGAGAAGGGCGCGAAGGCGCTCAACGATCAGTTCAACTTTCTCGATGAGACCGAACTGCGGAACATCGAGACGCTCTCTCAGCTCGGCGAGAAGACCGAGGCGCAGAACCGCCTCACCCAGGATTTCGCGAACTACGCCAACACAGCCAGGAGCGCCGGCTTCGGTCTGGGGAACGCTTTCGACAGCATGGCCAGCGCCGCGACGCGCGCTTGGTCGGCGATCGGCTCCCTCGAGGACGTGATCGCGCGGTTCGAGTATCCGGGCCAGATGGCGGCCGGCGCCGCCCGCGCGGCAGGCCTCAAGACTCAAGCCGGGTTGAACGAGGCCAGCACGGCGGCCGGCGACGTCCACGCCGAGATGCACCCCGACGACGCCAGGGAGGCCGCGCTTCGCGCTCGCGTCGAGAGGCTCCAGAAGGGCGCCGATGCCGAGCGGGCGCTGGCCGCGCGGAACGCCGGCAACCCGGCTCTCGCGGCACAGCACTTGGCCCTGGCGGGCCGGAACCAAGAGGACGTCCACGAGGCCGAGATCGCGCTCAAGGGCTACGCCTCCGTCGCCGATCGCAAACACGCCCTCGTCACGGCGGAGATCGCCGACGCCGGCGCCAAGACCGTCGCTCAGAAGCGGGCGGCCGCCGAGGAGAAGGAGCGGATCACCCTCTCGGGCGAGGCCATGTCCGACGAAGAGCGGGCGCGGGCCATCAAGGACGCGGGCGATCTGGCGGCGACCCGGAAGGAAGCGCACCACAAGGCCGGGAGCCACGCAGTCGCCGACGAGACCGGCCGCATCAAGGCCAACACCGAGGCCCTCCTTGCCGAGGCCTCCGCCTACCTCGCTTCCGACTCCGCCGCCGCCCAGCGGCTCCAGGCGGGCAAGCAGGCGGCGGACTACGCGATCGGGAAGAAGGGCGCGAACATCGCGGCCCTCACCGACGAGTTCCTCGGGCAGGACGTGGCGGAAGCGGCCTCGAAGGGCGCCCAGAAGGCGGCGTCGATCCGGGCCGAGACCGAGGCGCAGCGCGGCCTTGACGATCAGGTGGCGAGCGGCCTGATTTCCGCCCGCCAGGCTGAGGAGATGGCCAAGGACGACGCCGAGCTTCGGCCGTTGCTCGTCTCCCTCAAGAACGCCGACGCGGCAGCGACGGTGATCCTCACCGCGGCGATCAAGGGGCTCACCGAGGCCCAGGCGGCGAGCAACGCCGAGGACGCCAGGAAGCGAATCCTCGACCTCACCGACGCGCAGAACGCCAAGAACGCCGAGGCGCCGGAGGTGACGGGCCTCACGCTGCGCCAGCGCCTCGTCGCCGAGGCTCAAGCGAAGTCGCTGGAGCAGATCAAGGCGGCAGGCGGCAGCGCCACCGGCGGCGCGGGCCCTGAGCTGATGGCCGCGAACGTGGCCGGCGCGAACAAGGCGGCGGATCAAGCCAACCGCAAGTTCGTGGACGACGAGACCGACGCGGTGAAGAAGCAAACCGAGGCCCTGAGCCACCAGCGCGACACCTGGGGGATGACTGTCAGCGCCGCCGCCGCCTACGACAAAGAGCAGGAGATTCTCCTCGCCGCGGGCAAGAAGGAGACCGACCTCAACGCCGCCCAGGCCAAGGCGCTCCACGACGTGGCCGACGCCTACGGCACAGCGGCCGGCGCCGCGAGCAAGTTCGCCGGGGCGATGGCGGCCGAGAAGTCGGTCGTGACCGGCCTCGAGGGCGCGATCGAGGGCGCGATCTTCGACCACAAGAACCTCGGCGAGGAACTCAAGTCGTTCGGCCGCGATCAGCTGCGCCAGATTTTCAAGGCCGAGATGACCGGGGAAGGGCCCTGGGCGAAGATGCTGGGAACCGGCGAGCCTGGCGGCGGCGCGCTGAACAAGGTGCTCGGGCCGCTCTTCGGGCTCCACGCCGGTGGGGGCAAGCCGGACGGGTCGGAGGGGAACCCTCTCCACGTCGTGATGGGCGGCGGCGCGGGAGGCGCGGGCGGCGGCGGTCAAGGTGGTGGCGGCATCATGGGCTTCCTCAAGGGCCTGATGGGCGGCGGTGGCGGCGGCCAGGGCGCTGGCGGCATCGCCAATATCCTCGGCGCGCCAGGCTCGGCGACCGACGCGGAGTCGGCCTTCGGGGACGTGGCGGGCCTCTTCCACAACGGCACGCCCTACGCGACCGCCGGCGGCGGCGGAACCCGCAACGTGAACCTCTCGATGTTTACCCGAGCGCCGCGGCTTCACAGCGGCCTCGCGTCGGACGAGTTCCCGGCGATCCTCCAGAAGGGCGAGGGCGTGACGGCGCGCGGCGCTCAAGGGACCCGCGGGCATCAAATCACGTTCAACCTCGCGGGCGCGAACGGGGACGCCGCTATCCGGCGCATCTCGACGGCAGGCGTCATGCGTGGGATGCAACTGATTCGCGCGGCCAACCCCGGCGAGACCCTCCGGCACAACCTCCTGCAGGGCTGAGATGAGCGAACCCGTCGTCAACCTTGTGCCGGTCTGGCCGATCGACCTCCTCCAGCCCGAGCGCCCGCATTGGGAGATCGTGACCGGGATCGTGACCGGCGGGCAGAACCTCGAAGGCTTCACCCAGACGGGCATCCTTGGCGGCGGCGGCTACTGGCAGCTCATCCTTGGCCGGATCGTGACCGAGGACCTTCCCGAGCAGCTCTTCGCGTGGCGGGCCATCCAGGCGCTCCTCGACGGCGGCGCCTCGCCCTTCATCCTCGGCTGGCCCGATTGGGCGGGCATGGAGGAGATTTGGCCCGCCGACTACGCCGATGCCCTGACGTTCAGCGACGGGACGGCCTGGAGCGACGGAGCCTACTGGACGCCGGGAGCGATCCGAATTGTCAACATCGGGGGCGCGCCGAAGAACGCGACGTCGATGGTCGTCGGGTTGGCCGATGGGCCTCCCCTGCAGGCCGGCATGATCTTTAGCGTCCTCGACGCCCAAGGGCTTCCGCGGCGGCACGACATCCGGCGCGTCACGCCGGTCGATGGCCAGCCGACGCAGTTCACGATCAAGTTCCGGCCCTGGCTCCGCGACGCCGTCGCCGACACCCAGGAACTCAACTTCTCGAACCCGAGCAGCGTCATGTTCCTCGCGGACCCCAAGAGCGTCTTCGCCGATCAGCTCGGGAGCCGCTTCGCCGAGGTCTCGCCAATCTTCAACGAGTGGTTTGGGACTTGGACGCCATGATCCTCTCGGCCGAAGCAGTTGCGGCGCTGGTGAGCGGGGAGGTTCCCTTCGACCTCTTTTTGTTCGTGGACTCGAACCCAGCGGTGCGGTGCTGGACTGGCGTGTCGGAGTTCGACTACCCGGGCGACGACATCGACCTCGCGGGCGGAACCTACCTCGGCATGGGCGAGCTCGTGGGCCTGCCGGAGCTGAGCCAGCTGATAAACGGTCAGGCCGAGCGGGTTGAGTTCACGATCTCGGGGGTGAGCCCGGAGGCGGTCGCTCTGGCGGACGAGTCGGCGTCCGTGCTGCGGAGTTGCGAGGTGAGCCTCGGGGTTGGGCTTTGGGACCGGGACATGGACCTGATCGACGCCGCGCTGTTCTGGCCCTGGCAAGGCACGAGCGACGCGCCGCGGATCGTGAAGTCCCCAGGCACCGACGGCGCGCCGGTGCGCCAGCTCGTTCTATCGGTCGGCACCATGATGACGAGCCGGCGCCGCGCCCGCTACGCCTTCTGGACCGACGTGGCGCACCAGCAGGACCACCCAGGCGACACCTTTTTCAAGAACGTCGCGCTCTACAACGCCGGGACGATGATCCGGTGGCCCTGATCCCGCTCTCGCTCCCGGTCTTCATGGATCAGGCCGCGCGCCGGCCCTTCAAGCGCGGCGAGCACGATTGCCTGCTCTTTCTGGCCGATTGGGTCCTGAACCGAACGGGGATCGACCCGGCAGAGCACCTCAGGGGCCGCTACGCCACGCTCTGGGGCGAGCGCCGGGTCATCTGGGCTCATGGGGGCACTGTCGGCGTGGTGGGCGCCTGCGCCCGTTTGGCGGGCCTGGAGCGCACGTCCGAGCCGAAGGAGAACGATATCGGGCTGATCTTCGCCCAGGTCGAGGGCTCGGCCCGCCCGCGGCTGGTCGGCGCGGTCTCGGGTGGCCGGCGCTGGATTGCCCTCACGGAGCGGGGCCTGCTGGGCGCGGTCGCGCAGCCCGCCGCGGCTTGGCGGGTGCCGTAGGGTGCCGCCCGCCGTCGCCCTCATTGCTGGCGAGATAGCGACGGCGGTCTACACCGCCGCGACCTCGGCCGGGCTGAGCGTCACGATCGCCACTGAGGTCGCGAACGTGGCCTTCTATGCGGCACAGGCCGGGATCAGCCTCGCGGTCTCGGTCGGGCTCAACGCCCTCCTGCGGCCAAAGATGCCGCAGCCCGAGTCGGGGATGACAACCTTCCGCCAGGCGCGGCCGCCGCGCCAGCGCGGCTATGGGCGCGTCCGGCTCGGCGGTCCCACGGCCCTCTACGACACCTATGTCCACACCGGCTTCGAGGTCGCGGCGATCCACGACGGCGAGATCGACGCCTTCGAGCAGTGGTTCCTCAGCAACGACGAGATCGGGATTGACGCCTTCGAGTCCTCTCAGCAGTTCGTGGTCAAGCAATTTCCCGACGGCCGCTACAAGAAGAACCACGTCGTCATCGCCTACCGCTTCGGCCTCACGCCAGAAACGGTCTACCCAGGGCCCAACAGTTCGATGCCCGGCCAGTGGGGTCCGAACGCCCGAGGAGACGGCGTCGCCTCCTTCCTGCTGAGCTGCACAGGCGCGGCGGCGAGCAGCCAGCAGTCCGCCTTCCCCTTCGGTTTCCCCAACCCCTCCGTGGTCGCGCGCCTCGCGAAAATCTGGGATTGGCGGGATCCCGGCCAGTCGGAGTCGGACCCCTCGACATGGAAGTGGACCGCCAACCCCATCGTGGCGATCGCGGACTACCTCACCGGCCCGATTGGCGGGATGGGCTTCGACTTCGGGCGCCGGATCGCGCCGGTGCTCGACCTCTGGACCACCGCCGCCGATATCTGCGACGAGCAGGTTCAAGTGGTTTGGTGGTCAACCTTCCTCACGATCGGGAGCCAGGGGAACGACACCGCGAGCGGCTCTCAGCCGGCCGTCGACTTCATCGTCGTGAACGACGCGACCTCGATCTCGATAGGAACGGTGATCGAGTTCGGGGCCGAGAACGAGACTGTGACCGGGATCACCTCGGACCCGAATGGAACCAAGGTCACCTTCACTGGCGACCTCTCCTTCACCTATCGCAAGGGCACCTACGTCCAGTGGCAACCGACGGCGCCAGCCTTCAAAAACAAGTACGAACTCGGGGGCTTCTACACCTACGACAACGATCCCGCCGACGTCCTGAATACCCTCCTTCAGACCTGCGATGCTTGGTTCTCGACCGACGGCCACGGCCATTTCGTCATCTATGGCGGCAAGTACCAGGCGCCCGATCCGGTAAACGACAACGTGCCCTCGGCCGCTGTGATGGGCTACGAGCTCAAGCCCTTCCTTGAGGACGAGCTGGCGGTCAACACGATCATGCTCGCGTTTTCGGACCCGGCCCACCAGTGGGCGACCACCGACACGACGCCCTGGCTCAACGAAACCGACATCGCCGAGCGAGGCCTGGAGCGGAGCCAAGACCTCAAGCTCACGTGGGTCCACAACAACAGCCAGGCCCAGCGGCTCGCCAAGCGCGGGATGTCGCGGCTCTCGCAGCCGAGCGGAAGCCTGACGATGAACCTCGCGGGCCTCGCCTACCTGGGGCGCCGCTATCTGACGGTGAACGTCGAGGAGCTCGACACCCTCAACGGGGTGGTGGTCGAGATCAAGAAGGTCAAGATGGAGATCGCCGCGCTCCGCGTGACCTACGAGTTCATCGTGGCGGACCCGAACATCGACGCCTGGAACCCAGCGATCGAGGAGGGAACCGGCGCGGGCGTGGGCTCGACGTCCACCAACACCTCGCTCGCGGCGCCGGTCATCGCCTCGGTGACCCCAGACTATGTGAACAGCTCCGGCGAGGGCATCGGCGCGCGCCTGCTCGTGATCTCAAGCACGCCGCTGGGCGAGGGCTTCGACTGGATCGTGCAAGTCTCCCCGACCGGGACCGGCCAGTGGGTGGACTACAACTTCACCGACGTGGCCGGCGACTATCAGGCCGACCTATTGACCGGCTTCGTGCCGGCCTTCGGCACGGTGGACGTCCGCGTGGCGTACTCGACCGGCGGCGGGATTTCGCCGTTCAGCGACATCGCGCATATCAACGTCGCGGCTCCGAGCTTTTCCACTCTGCAGGCGACCGCGACGGAGAATATCGCGGCCGGGGACTTCGTTCAGGTGGTGAGCACCGGGACGGGAAACCTGTGCTCAAGGGCGATCGCCTCCGCCAGCGGCAAGCCGGCCGACGGCTTCGCCCAAGAGGCGATCGCGAACACGGCCTCGGGCACGATCACGCTGATCGGGCTCAACGGCGCGGTCACCGTGGCGATCAACGCCCCGCTGGTCTGGCTCTCGCCGACGGTGCCGGGCGGCTTCGTCTATTCGGCGCCCGACGCCGGAACCTACATCGTCCAGACGCTCGGCTCCGCGATCTCGAGCATCGGGATTCTCTTCCACCGCGGCGTCCCGAGCGGCGCGGGCCTCCCGGCCCTGGGCTACCTCCTCACCGAGGATGGTGGTATCCGGACCTCCGAAGACGGCACTCCGCTCCAGACCGAAGGATGATCTCAATGCACCGCCTCTTCGCACTCGCGGGCCTTCTGGCGCTTCTCGCCGGCCCCGCGCTGGCTCAGCCGACCTCCGCCCTCCCGCCCGCGAGCGCGGGCTCCGACACCGACCTCTATACGGTCACCCAAGGGACGTGCCCGGCGCCGGGTTGCCATAGCTACAAGATCACCGGCGCCCAGGTGAAAACCTACTCGCAGTCGGGCCTTGTCGCGCTCACGCTCCATGGCGACAGCATCTACGCGATGGTCGCGACCGACCGCCTGATCGCGACGTCCGCGGCTCTCACCGGCTCCCGCACTTGGACGCTCATGTCCGCCGGCGCCGTGAAGGCCGGGCAGGTTATCCGGGTGGCGGATCAGGCCGGGGGGGTGACGGCTTCCAACACGCTCGTGATCGCGCGAAATGGCAGCGACACGATCAACGGCTCCGCGACCTCGATCACGCTGTCGAGCGCGTTCTCGGTGGTCGATCTCGTGAGCGACGGGGTGAGCCAGTGGACCGTGGTTGGGAGTTCGCGGCCCTTCACCGCGCCGGCTCACCAGTTCCTCACCGGCTCCGCACCAACGACCGGCTCGGCCTCCGCCCAGCCAGCCTTCACCGACGTGAGCGGCACTCTAGCCGCCGCGCAGTTCATTGCCCCGACCACCTCGGCCTTCGGCGGCATCTTCGGGATCGCCTGCCCCTCGCACCAGTGGGTCGATGTGATCCCGGTCTCGGCCGTCCAGCCGACGTGCGCGCAGCCGGCCTTTACCGATATCTCTGGGATCGCCGCCGCGGCGCAGGGCGGCTCGGGCGTCGCCTCGCCGACCGCGCACAACCTCCTGCTCGGCGAGGGCGCGTCCGCCTTCACGCCGATCCCGCCAGGCGCGGCCGGCCAGTTTCCGATCAGCCAAGGCGCGGCGGCGGACCCGGCGTTCGAGCCCATGAGCGGCGACGCGACCCTGGGCTCCACCGGGGCCATCGCGGTCGCGAAGATCGCCGGCGTCGCGCCAGGCGCGCTCTATCCCCTCGGCGCCGGCCAAGGCCTGCAGGTCAGCGGCTCCAGCCTGCAGTCCGACAACGGCTTCGGCGCGGTGAAGCAGCCCGGCTCTACGACCCTCGCCCTGGCGAACACCGACTGCGGCGCGGATGTCCTTTCACAGTCGGCCGGCGGCGTGCTCGCCGTGACCCTGCCCGCCTCCCCGCCCACCACCTGCCAGTTCTCGTTCGTCGCCCAGACCAACGCCATCACGCTGAACCCGAACGGTCAGTCGATCTTCAACGGCCAAGCCACCACCACCAGCCTCTTCACCATCCCGGTCCCAGGCGCGAACTTTGCCCGGTCGGTTCCCGTCGCGATCGCCTTCGACGGCGCCGATTGGCGGTTCATCAACCTCCCGCCGGGCCAGATGGATTACGCCACGCTGCTGCACGGCGCGGACCAGCAGCTCGCTCACGGCCAGGTCTATCTGAGCCTGACCGGATCGACGCTTCAGCTCTGCCCCTACAACGGCCCCGGCGGTCTGATCATCGGCCACCAGATGCGCCGCATCGTGCCCTGCGACGGCTCGACCAGCTTCGGCGCGCAGCTGCCGAACACCGCGACCACGGGCTCCAGCGTGCTGAACTATATCTACGCCATCGGGATCAACGCGGCGATCTCCAGCGCGGACAACACCGGCTGCAACGGGCGCATCACCGTCGCCAACGTCCTCGGCGTCCAGCCGAACGACACCGTGACGATCTACAATCTAGGGGTCGCGACCGAGGGCAACGGCGTCTGGGTCGTCGCCTCGCTGCCGGACGCGACTCATATCTGCCTCACGGGCCTGACCTTCACCCACACCGGGGCGGACACCGGCACCGTGATCGGCGTTGGCCTGCAAGCCGCGACGACGGCCCATGTGACCGATACCGCTGCCGTGACCGGCGGCTTCGGCAACAGCGTCGAGGTCCGGAGCGCCGCCGGGGCCTCGACCCTGGTGGGGATCGTCTACGTCGGCGCGGCCCAGGCGCTGAGCGACTCGGCGACCAAGCGCGACGTGCTCTCTTGGTTCAATCGCCAGCCCAAGAAGATGATCGTCCAAGACACCAACGGGCGCACCTGGGCGGCCGGTACCGCCGGGACCTTCCTCACCGCGAGCGCCGTGATCGAGGGCGAGTTTGTGGTCGCCGGCCCGCCTTCCCTGCCAGGCACCTCGCCGGTCAACTCGGCCGACTGGCGGCTCAACGCCTCGGAAAAGCAGACGATCGCGGACTCGTGCGGCCTCGGCGTCTCGTTCAACGCCGCCACCCAGAGCGGTGCGGCCGCCGTGACCGCGGAGGCGGAGTGGAGCGGCTTCACCGCGCCGGTCTCGGCCGACTACCTGCCGATCTCGGTCTCTGGCGTCGCGACCGGGCTCACGGAGGGCCGGGTCTTCATGGACGTCGCGGGCTGGGCCACGACTGCGACCTGCACCCTCAACACCCAGGCGCCGGGCATCTCGGAAGAGGCGGTCGTCTGGCAGTGACCTTGCGCCCAGGAACCGGCACAGTCACTATCCGGCTCGACGAACAGGAGAGCGGCCCATGTCCGGCGGCCTAATCGCTCAGCTCGGCTACACGCTCTTCCGAAACTTCGTCACCGACGGCGTCGAGGGCAGCGGGAGCAACCCGCCCTCGAAGGTGGACGGCCGGGCCTTCGCCTATCAGATCGACGCCGCGATCTCCGACATGGCGATGTTCAACACGCCAGGGATCAACTACGCGACTCGGGCCTCGCTCTTCGCAGACCTCGTGCACCCGGCGAACACGCTCGGGCTGGTCTACAACGATAACGTCTCGGCGGCCTACAACGGCATCTACGTGAAGGTCGGGGCGTCCGGCGCTGGCTCGTGGACGTTCACCGGAATCGCGCTCGCCTCCTCGATCGCGGCGCTCGTGGCCGAACTCGAGGCGGCCGCGCCCTGGTACAACACCAGCTTCGCCCAGGTCGCACAGCTCAAGCAGGCTCTTGCCGCGAGCTTCCTCACGGTCCAAAACGCGGTCCCGCTCGACCCTACCTCGGCGGTGACGCAGCAATGGACCAGCGGGGGCATGTGCACGCAGGCGGGCCCGCTCGGCGCCTTTATCAAGGCCACGCTGGGTTTCAGCGACGCCCAGATGACGACACTGTTCGCCGCCGCCGTCGCCGAGCCTTACTAGGAGCACCGAGATGAACCCGCGGATCCCGCTCGCCTGCTTCGCCTTCCTGTTGGCGCTCCCGACCGCGGCCCTCGCGGCGCCGACCGCCGCCAACCTCGGCCTCGACACCGGCGCGCAGCCGCAGAACCTCGACGTCGTAGATCGCACCGGCGCCAACGTCCCGATCGGGAAAGTCAACTCGGACACGCACACCTTTCAGCCGCCGGCTATCTCGCTGACGACCGGCATCACCGGCAATTTGCCGATCGGGAACCTCAACAGTGGGGTCGGGGCGAGCGCGTTGACCTACTGGCGCGGGGACGGGACTTGGGGCGCCCTCGGCCTCAATAGCGTCGGCGTGCCCGCCGCGGCCTGCAACGGCGTCACCGATGACACGGCGGCGATCCAGGCCGCCCTCACGGCCCTGACTGGCTGGGGCGGCGTGGTCAACATCCCCGGCAACTGCGTCTTCGGGCCGCTCACAGTGCCGGCCGGGGTGGCGCTCCGGGGGCCCGGCCCCGGTGGGCCATGTCTGCTCCCGAACGCCGCGAACCTCAGCCCCCTCGTTCAGCTCGGGGGCGCCAGGGCCGCGATCCGCGACGCCTGCATCACGTCAGATTTCTCGGGCGCCGATAGCTCAGGCGCGATGGTCGCGATGGCGATCGGGGTCTCGGAGGCTATCGACAACGTCAGCATCTCGAACCCCTGCATCGGGGCCGACCTCAACGGCAATTCGCTCTACGTCGATCGCCTGACGGTCAACAACCCGACCGGCGGTGGGATCGGGGACGGGTGCGGCGGCTGGACGATTGGCCGGCTTACGACCCTGGGCAAGACGGTCGATCCCCACATCACCAACTCCACCGTCGGGGGGACGAGCAAGAGCCAAAACACCTACACGCCCGACTCGCCGCACTTCTGGCAGAACGCCACGAGCACCACCAACGGCTCCCTCGGGGGGCTGGCGCTCAATTCCGACTTTCAGATAGTCACCTCTACCGCCAGCGTGACCGACGCTCCGAGCTGGAGCCCGACGCATATCTGGGGCGGCGCGCTCTGGAGCCTCAAGTGCGCGTCCAGCGCCTGCACGGTAACGCCGATCGCCACCGCGAGCCTCTTCATCGGTGACGGCGTCGCGCTGACGTTCGCCACCCAGGTGGCCTGCCCGAGCGGCTCGGGGAACTACCTTGTCGTGACTGCCGGATGGGGCCAGAGCGGCGTCACGCCCGGCGCGGTGACGGACAGCGCGGGGAACAGCTGGACCTCGCTAAACGGCTACACCTACAACACCGTAGATCAGCTCAAGACCTACGAGGCGCCGGTCAGCTCGACGCTCGCGATCGGCGGGACAATCACCCTCCCCTGGAGCGGCGCCGCCAAGGTGAGCGCCCAGGCCTATTGCCTCACCGGGATGGCGACCTCCAGCGTGGTCGACCTGAACGGCGCCGGGGCCAACGGGGGCTCGGCGACCTCGGCTTCGCTCGCGACCGGCACGCTCGCGCAGGCTAACGAGGCGATCTTCGGCACGGTCGGCGTCGTCACTCAAGTCGCGGACTTCGACCAGGCCATCTACGACTGCGGCGGCTGCTATCAGGTCAACAACGACCTCCTGATCGCCGCCGTGGGCACGCTGCTCGAACCGGGCAACGGCCAGCACATCGAGTGGTTCGAGGGCTCGAACACCGTCTTGGGCGGGCTCAACGGCCACGCCGCCATCTTCGCGGACATTCCGAGCGCCCCGACCCCGACAAGCGTGGCGATCGGCCACATCGGCATCTCGTCCAGCACTGTGACCTCGGCGTCGCTGACGCTGACCGGCGCCTGCCCGAGCACGCCCGGCAACTACCTGCTCCTGCTCGCCTTCTGGGATCAGCTCGCGTCGAGCCCCAGCGGCGGCGGCGCGGCCGACCAGGGGGCCAGGGGCTACAGCGGGACCGACGACGGCGGCAACTCCTACCAGACCCTCCAGCCGACCCGCTTCAATACCGGAATGGAGCTCGGGGCTGTCCTCGGCACGGTCGCGAGCGGCCTCACGATCGGCCAGCACGTCACGCTGAGCTGGCGCTTCCCGGCGCACTACAGCTTTGTCGCCGAGTGCGTG